GTCGAATCTGCAAGCATAGGGGTTCAGCTAACGCTGACATGCAGATGCCGTTAGGCGGTGAAACCAAACTCCTCCGTACTCCATGCGTGGGGTAGGGGGGTCTTTGGGTGAAACATAGCAAAAGCCCCGACAAGGGGCGTTTATAAGGGAGAGAACATGAAGCAAGAAGATATTGAAAAGGCGTGGCGGTTATTGTCCATGCACAACAGTGAGTTGTTAATAGAGAACGCAGATCTGCGTAGTCGGTTACGCAACGTAAGCGTCCGGCAAATTCTGTGGATGCGGATTCGCAATTTGTTTAGGAGACAAGAGTGAAGCAACGTGTTTACACGGTAGGCGTAGGAGATCAGGTCAGACTGATCCGTGCATCCAACCGCAGACAAGCGATAGCGCATGTGTCATTAGGGATTATCACGATACGAGTCGCAACACAGGAAGATATCATTAACCAACTAGACAAAGGAATACCTATTGAAAGCTACACACCTCCGGAGCAAATTGAACTAGAACTTTAAAACAAATGGAGTAAGAGAATGATCAATAAAGAAACGCCCGAACTAACAGGGCATCATGCAATTATTTATAATTGTCTCAAGCTGAACGGCCCACTTGGCAAGGATGGCATAGGCAGAAGAACGGGCCTAGATGTCAACCAGTGCTCAAGGGCACTGCCCTTGCTTCAAAGGATGAATCTTGTAGAACTAACTGGCTTCACAGTCAAGTCTGACTCGCGTAGACCCGAGCGGGAATGGAGGGCAATATGAACGATCAGTTCAGCCTATTCCCCGAGCCTCATGACCCTAAGTCACGTAGCTCAGACCCATCAACAAGTCGATCTGCCGCAGTACTTTTAAACATCGGCAAGGTTGAGCAAGAGGTTATGTGGGCTATATCCAAACATCCTGACGGGGCAATCTACGATGAGGTTGTTGCCCTGCTCCCGCACCGAAGGGTTCATAGCATCCAACCTAGGTTTGCCCCATTGAGAAGATCAGGGCAGATTGTTAAGATCGGAGAGCGCAGATCCAAACTATCCAATCGCAACCAAAGCGTTTACATCCTAGGGGAACAAGATGACCAGAAACTATAAGCAAGAATACCAAACCCAAAAAGAACGAGGCGAACATGAGAACCGCATGGAACGTCAGAAGGCTAGGCGTAAGCTTGATGCCAAGGGTGTGACCCGTCAAGGTAAGGACGTAGCCCATGTCAAGGCTTTGTCTAAAGGGGGATCTAACGCAGATGGTATCCGCCTTGAGTCTCCTGCTAAGAATCGTTCGTTTAAACGCAAATCAGATGGCTCAATGAAATGAGCCAAAGAATCGCTGAGTTTGTGGATCAGTTCCACTTTAACGAATCTACACGGGTAGCTTGCCCGTATTGTTCTACCGAGCGTAGAAAATCCAATCAGAAAGATATGACCCTGACCCGTAAAGATGACGGGGCAGTGGTCTTTCACTGTCATCACTGTCAGACGAGCGGCTCAGTCCAACCACAACAGGAGAGAAAATTGTCAGCCGTACCCAACCCCATAGTCATTTCAAACAAGCTTCAAGCTACACACTACGCATGGCTAGAGCAACGAGGGATCTCCTCACAGACCGCAGACAGAATGAAACTGTTTGCCGCAGAGAAGTTCTTTGGCAAGCTAGGCAAGACCGCAGATGCCATAGGTTTTCCTTACTTCCGAAATGGGGCATTGGTTGCCGCCAAGTACCGATCATTCCCTGAGAAAGACTTTACCCAAGACTCAGGTGGTGCTCATGATTTCTTTGGGATCGATCAGGTCACCAAGGGTGAACCCATCATCATCGTAGAGGGTGAGATAGATTGCCTAACCCTTATGGAGTTAGGCATTACCAACGTGGTCAGCGTTCCAAGCGGTGCACCTATAAAGGTGGCAGACGGGAAGGTGCTTCCCTCAGAAGATAAAAGATTTGCGTATGTATGGAATGCCCGTGAGGTATTCGATGCCGCCCCTTATGTAGTCCTAGCCACAGATCAGGACACTGCGGGGCAAGCCTTAGCCGAAGAGTTGGCTAGAAGAATTGGTAAAGAAAAATGTAGGCTGGCTAAGTTTGCCAAGAAGGATTTAAACGAGGTGCACCTAGATGACCCGTCTCGGACAGGGGCAGTCCAAGCGGTGGTCGATGGTGCAGTGGCGTACCCGATCTCGGGAATCAGCGATGCTGGGATGTTCTTTGATCGTTTAAACGATCTTTACTCGAAGGGAACAGGTAAAGGATTTTCCACGGGTTATCAGTCGGTCGATGAGATTTACACAGTAGCCCCGAGTCAGTTGACTGTGGTTACAGGCTATCCGTCCTCGGGTAAGTCCAACTTTGTGGATCAGATCATGGTTAACCTAGCCCGTGCCCATGATTGGAAGTTTGCCGTGTGTTCGTTTGAGAATCAGCCCGAGATCCACATTAGCCGACTGATGGAGATCTATACCAAGCGCAGATTCTTTGAAGGTCGGGACAGAATGACCGAGCAGGAGCGGGACACTGCGTTTAAATTCGTTAAGGAACATTTCCTGTTCATCGATACCAATGGCGAAGAGCCAAGCACATTGGACTCAATCCTCGAACGGGCAAGGGTAGCGGTCAAGAGGATGGGTGTACGGGGCTTGGTCATTGACCCATACAACTACATTGAACTGCCAAGGGGTGACGGCACAGAGACATCAGCCATCAGCGATATGCTGACAAGGGTACAGAAGTTCTGTAAGTCCCATGATGTCCATACATGGTTCGTTGCTCACCCGTCTAAGATCACCCGTCAAGGGACGGAGCAACCCCGTCCCGATGGTATGTCCATAGCGGGGTCGATGGCTTGGTGGGCGAAGACAGACTGCGGCCTGACAGTGCACCGAAGGGATCACCATGTCGAGATCGCAGTGTGGAAGTGCCGATACAGATGGGTCGGCACACAAGGGGAAACAACAATGTTGTACAACAAAACGGCAGGAACTTACTCGGAGAACTTAGATGCATTCTGAAATCACTGGCTCATCACATGAGCCTACCAATGAACCACGTTTAAACAAGAGGCAGGAAATCTCAGAGGACTATGGCGATCCTGAGTTGTTGTTCCTCAGCGAACCCGAATACGATGAGGCCATCATCGGGGTGGCTCATCGGATCGGACAGGATGATGTCATTGCATACGATTACAACAAGCTATGCGAGATCGTTCAGAAGACCATGAACAACGCAGACATCATGGAAGTGATGGAGTATGTGGAGTTCAACATCATGGGTGCGTATGTAGGTGAACGGACACCAATCTTTGTGGATGTTGTTTAAACAAAAGCCAGCAGGCGGAAAAAATTTTACCCCAGCATAAAAAAGTTTATATCCAGCAGGCCTGTTTAAACGCCTACGCCGCACAGCAAACATTGTTTAAACGCAAACAGCGCGTGTTCAGGACAGCGTGGGGATGTTTAAACGTGGTACAGCAGACCAAAAAAAAGGAAGCCGAAGCTTCCTTTTTCTTTCCTTTTAATTTGCGTTGGCGACTGCGAGATGTAGGTTCGGGAAGTATCCACACAGGCGTGGGTTTCTGTCCTTTCCCATCTTGTAGACACGCCACATCTTTTGTGCGTAGACAATGTATCTTTCCCCAGTGTCAACGAACCGCTCATGGTTGACTAGGTCAACCAGTGAGTCGTGCTTGTAAACTGTCTTGAGGAATGTCGGATCTGATTGGGTTATGGCCTTGACCCCCATCAGTGGATATCCTCAGGCGTTGGATGGTAGAACCTCTCCATGTCGTAGATTGTCCCCGCCACAGAGATGACCTCTTCCCTTGGCACGTTGTTGGACACGGCAATGGTCATAGCCGCCTTAAACAACATACTCATGGTGCTTTCCCCGTCAATGGCGTTGTCGTGTATCCACTTGATCAGGGATTGATAGGCCGTGCTGAGTTTCTCAATCTCCTCCTCGGTCAGGTTAGCTACCCTCATGATCATCCCTTTCCATGTAACGCACCAAGGCCTTGGCCTCATCAGTGCCTAGTCGCTCAATGATCTCATACATCTGCGGGGCTATGGCTATAAGACGGGCGTTAGCCCTCTGAGTGGCCGTGGGTAGGTTTTTGTTGACGCATGATCCAACTTGGGGTTGGCCGTGTTCGTTCTCATACCCCCAAACAGTAGCACTCAGCGCAGTCCAAGGGTGCGGTGTTATGTGTTTAAACATCATGGCCTCCAGTAAAACAGATCAAGCACAACAACAAACAAACCGATCAGGAACAATGCCCGTTCAAGTTTCTCCCATTTAGTGTGGTTCATATCTGACCCCCTCTGTCACCATACAGGCACTCAATGGCGGCATCTATGGCATCCCAGTTGATGCCATCATTGGCATCATGTGAGTCGGCCACAAGTTCCAACACCTTGATGCACTCATCATCTGTCAGGGTAAAGTCCCAGTTATCCTCAAGCCTTGCCTGTACGTCATCAACAAACCAGTCATTACGAATAAAGGTAATGCCGTCTTCAGTTACTAGATGTGCCATTTGTCACCTCCTCTGTGCTATAAATATTCCAATCAATATGATTGCCATCGATGAACTCTGACCCATCCATGGCGAGAGCCTTATCCCATGCTTCCTCATCATCTGCGGCCTCGATAAAGGCGTAGTGGTACGTGATGTTCTTTGCCCATACTTTGTAGGTTTTCATGTTGTCTCCCGTTTAAACGTAGTCATCCAGTGAAGCACTGCGGTCTTGGCTTCACGGGGGGTCAGGCCAAACTCTTGCTCCAAGTACTTGCCTGAGTGCATCATGTTGATGCGGCCACTGGCTCGAAGCTTGGTCAGGTAGGCGTAGATCTTTTCGTTCATTTGTTCTCTCCTCAATCTAAATTTAATGTTTTGATGACGGCCATAACCTCATCAACTGACGGGGCGGCAAAGTTCTTATCAAACAGTTTCCATGCCTCGCAGACGGGGCAACCCGCCTCATAGTGGTCACAGGGTTCACCCCATGTGTCTACTTGCTTGGTCACTGTATTCACCAATTTGTTGGTGCGTGGGCGGTTGAAGTTGCCACGGATGGCACGGGGATCGTTGGGCATAATTACCATTGTTCTCTCCTGTTTAAACGTCAATAACCTTTGATGCATCTTCACCAAATGCATACTCTTCATCACGCATGTCGTTGTCATGCTCTTCTCGCAAGTCTTCCAACTCCCGAAAGTAGGCCTGTAATTCGTCGTACAAGTACTCAGGCAAGTCGATTGCCAAGCCCTCAGTCTTGCCATCGCTCCATGTTGCAGACAATTTGAAGGATGTAATTGTTTGTTTGATAGTCATGTTCTCTCTCCTAGCTACTGGTTTCATTTTTAAGGGGTGAGGGGTAACCCCCCTCAGGCGGCAAGCTTAAGCTTGGTGAATGCGACAGTGCCCATGTCCTCAAGCTTGTCAACCCGTACTGCATTGGGGTAGACATGGGACACGTTCTCTTGAATGCCGATGCCGATGGTCGTGATACCAAGGCGTGAGCCTGACAGGCACTGGTCATGCGTGGCCTTAGGGCTACCCTCACCATCGGTCAGAACGAAGCAGACCTTGCGTTGCTCAGTCCTCCGATGTAACAGGCCGTGAGCGAAGTTCACTGCGGCATAGTCGTTAGTCCCGCCCGAGGCATCGAGGTGTTCGAGCAGTGGCTTGGTCTTTTGGTAGGGCATGTTCCATGGCTTGAGGACGGACACAATGCCTGAGAACGTCACGACACTGGTAGCGACACCCGCCTGTGAGAGCGTGGTCAGCAAGGCGTAGCAGACGTTAACTGCATTCTGCATACGTTCACCATCCATCGAGCCTGAGCAGTCGATGACCACAGTCACCGCTGAGTCAGTACCTGCAACCTCAGCCCTGCGTTTAAACAGGCGGTCAGTGTGACCGATGTTTGCCAAGGCGTTCACGTTGAGTGAACCCTGTTTGCGGTTGATGTTGAATTCCTCAGTGCCTGAGTTTTCAAACATCTTGCGGATCTCGAAGCGAAGTTTTGCGGGGATCATGTTGTTCCTTAAACTGTTACTGTCCACTTGCGAGCGCCTACGTGGTAGGCGTTCTCTTTGATTGACCACTCACCAGTTGAGCCGCCTGACTTGGCAGACTCACCGACATCAGCGGTTGGCTCAGTTGAGCGGGGTCTAACAATGGTCTTGTGCTTTGCACCATTGGGCTTTTCTTTAACCTCTTTCACAGGCGACTTGGCCTCGCCTACGTCCTCACCCCCATCCCCCTCATCTGCGGGGCTTGTAGGGGGCTTACCGCCCTTTGTAGGGGTATCGCCATCACCCTCATCATCTGAGGGGTTGTCGGGCTGATCGCTAGGCTCATCAGTCGGATTGGTTGGGGGCTGAACGGGTGGCTCAGGCTGAACAGGGGGCTGAACAGGCAACTCATTGCACAGTTGAGCAAACACCCACTCAGCCAGTGCCCATGTATCACGGGTAGATTGGCATCCGTTTAAACGGGCACAGGCCGCATCAAAGATGGGTTGCAAACCCTTAGCCAGTGGGATTTTTACAGTGCCGTGCTTACGTGCATACACTGCGAGAACGAATGGGTATTGACGGGGGTCAGACCAATCCTTAACCTCGGCCAACCCCTCAGCGGCCATGTTGTCGATCAGCACAGTGAGCAAGTGTTCGACATTGCCTGTGAGCTTGCGTTGGATGGCGGTGTTCTCAATGAACGCATCCTCTAAGGCGTTGTGCAGTTGGATCAGGTAGTTGACCTGACCAGTGTCGATGGCGTTGAAGTTGGTGTACTTCCAGTGGAGCAACTCATGCAAGGCGAAGCCTGTGAACCGCTCAAGATCTGCACGGGTCAGCACTGCATCATCTGCAATGTTGGTGATGTAGATCTGACCTTGGCGGTTGATGGCCGCAGTGGGGATGTCAGCACGGAAGGTCACTTTAACAGTGCCGAGGCCGAGGTCAGAGGCGATCTTATGGATGGCCGCAGTGAGGGCGGGTTTGAATTCCCATCCGAAGTATTTTGCTTTGATCATGATGATCCTTTCAGAGCCAAGAGGCGATATCGGTTTTGTTGATGTATGCGGCCTTGATTGCATCAAGAGCGGCACGGGACTCAGCGGGTTGGCGTGAGGTAATGGCAGAGTGCCAAGCTTGGTCAACACTGAGGACTGACAGGCCTCGAATGAATGCAAGCGCAGAGCGGATCGATGGGGCATCGATGATGTCACCAGTGTCAACCTTGGCACGGGCGGCATTGATAGCACTGACCACATGAGAGGCCAAGGCCTGATGGCAACCAGTGTGACGCACAAGGGCTTCAATTTCTTGGTCACGGGGTAGAAACTCAAAGGTCACGACATGGGAGAACCTGTCAGCCAGTGATGAGTTCATTTGGCGAGTCCCTGCATAGCGGCCTGAGGTATCGCCATTGGTCAGGGTATTGTCAGCGGCAAAGACCATGACACCTTGCGCTCTGCGCTGAGGTTGGCCTCCGATGTTGACTGCACTGTTCACTTCTAACAGGCCGTTGAGGGGGGCAAGCTCACCCGCATCACAATTGCTGATCTCATCGAGCAAGATCACAGTTGAGGGTGAGGTAAAGGCGGTCAGGAAAGCACCACGTTTAAACACTGTCGCACCATTCTCAAGGCCGACAGAACCGATGTAGTCCTCTGTCGTGGTGTACTTGTGGAAGTTGATGCGGGTGAATGCACGGCCTGTACGGGCGGCAAACTGCTTGGCCGTCTCGCTCTTGCCTGTACCTTTTTCGCCTCCGAACCACAGGTTCTCGCCCTTGTCCTGAGCCAACAACAGGTACTGCAAGATGCCCTCAGACCACACAAAGTTGGGGTCAACGGGGGGTGCATCGGGTGAATCCCAAATGTCCACGTACAGGTGCTTGCCACTGCTATCACGTACATCTACACCGAACGCATCAAGCACTGTCTTGCGGTCAACGACAGTGGCCGACACCGCAGAGGCTACTGCACCCTGAGCACCCGCATCAATGACGGCCTGTTTAAACGGGGCAAAGGCCTTGGCAATGGCAGAGGCGACATCAGCGGCAACCTTTGAATCGTCAACCATCGAGGACGCTTGAACCTTGGCGATCTGATCAAGGGTGATTCGCACGTTGGCAATGTCACCCGCCACAGACATGACCGAACCCTCAAGTGCACGGGTAGCATCAAGGCCTTGCAAGGCGTAGCCATGGGCACGATTGGCAACGGCCTCCAAGGCATCGACACGGGCGGTGTCAATGGTCACAGGGGCGGTGATCACAGGCGTGGCATTCTGCACTTGGTCAAAGGTCAGATGGCCGTTGTCGATCTGCTCGGCAAGCCAGTTGACTCGGTCAAGCTTGGTGTTTAAGTGGGAGGGTGCACCATGGGCAGTGGTAGCACCAACGATTTTGCCTATTGGCACGGACAACAGGCGGTCTTTTGTACTGGGGGATTTAGTCATTTTCATTCTCTCTAATGTGTTTAAACGGGGATCAGGCAAGGGCGAACATGTCACCGCATCGGCAAGTCGGAAGTTCAACGTCACCATGTGCGTTGTAGACCCACTTGGCGGTCATGCGGATACTGCATTGGCAAGTCGGGCAACGGGCAAGCAACATGCGTGTACCCTGTGACTTGTGAATTGAAATGTCAACCTTGCCGTGAGGGTAGACACCCAGTGAATCGATGATGTCCTGATAGGCCATGTCAAAGGCAGAGCCATGGGTCACCTCTTTGAAGGGGTTGGAGGTAGTGCCATTGGGCACAATGTGCATGGCCTCGGCAACCTTGGCGTAAGCCTGATTGGTCACCGCATAAGCACCCTTGGCGGTGCGGCACAACTGGGCAACCAATGTCTCGGTCACCTTAGAGGGGTCAGAGAGGATGGGGGAAATGTAAATTTCCCAATGACCATCAGCGGAATTTGTGTTGGGGATGCACTCGCCAAGCACCTTGAAGCCTGAGCGTTTTGCATTGGTAGGGTAGCCAGTGGCAACCCGAATTTCAGCGGGTAGCTGATAGCCACGGGAGGAAAAGAACGGACGCAGTTCATCGACTGCGGCAGTGAGCCAGTTTTCACGGGCGGGATAGATGGGGGCAAGGGTCATGATAGGACTCCGAAGTAGTGCGACATTGCACTGATATGCCCGAGGGGCATACCGCTGAAATGTCATGCGGCAATCAGCTTGCGGCTGAGGCATTCGTTGTATGTGCCAGTGAAGAAGATGCGGTAACCATTGCGCTCGGTGTCACCCTTGCAGACAATGATGTTGCCGTGGCGGTCAATTTGTGCGGTGTACATGGTTCACTCTCCCTTGTTGTGACGGGCAATGATCTGCTGAAGCAAGGCTTGATCAGCAGGGTTAAGCATGATGGAAGCGAAAGCGTGTTTCCAGTCATACATAAAGACTCGCTTTGCGTTGGCGAGTGTGGGGTTGGCCTGATAGGCGGCAATAAGTTTGCTCATGTTGTAGTCCCTATATATAGGTGCAAAAGCGCACCCCGTAACCCTGTGGGCTACAGGCTAAACTCTTAGCCCTAGTAAGTCCGATCACCTACTAGGTTGGAGGATCTGCACTACTCACTGTTCTTTGCCCTCACGGGTCAGTGGATCAAAGCGGTAATCCTGTAACGTGTAAACACTAGTGCTTACAAGTGGTTCAACGCTAGTGTAATGGTATTGGTTGACAAGGTATACAAGTATTTTTATAGGGACAAACCCTAAGTAGTATCAAGTACTCATATTTAGAGCAAAGTAGTACTCAGACCAAAAGTATTAAAAAACGCTCAGAACGGCTCAGGATCGTTCAAAACGGGTTGGGGTAGGGTAAGGGTGCTTAAAACCAAAACGGACGCTTGTAGGGGTCTTAAAATCGATTCTAGAGGCCATAGGGTTTACCCTGATTTTGTGGATAACTACCCCTGTTTTGTCCACATTTTGTGTGGATAACTTTCAGCCTGCTGTGGATAACGTGGGAAAACCCTAACTGCACCAAAATGAATAACCTGTGGATAACTTTGGGACTTATCCACAGGCTTGAATAACCTGTGGATAACTGTATAATGGGAACAGTGTGTGTCCATACATGAGTGTATGGTTTAGATTTGGATCAATTACTGCGGGGGTGTTTAAACATGAGCAAGGTCAACGTGAATGAGTACAGGGCTGAACTGGATGTTGCACTGCAACATGACGGGGAATGGGAGGGTGATGACGGCCTCGCAGAGATGAGCGAAGCGGAACAGTTAGCCCATGCCGCAGTAGAACCTAAGCTAAGAAAGGATGGACTACCTAAAGGATCAGAGACACCAAGACCTAAGCCATTAAGTCCAAGGCAAGTGATGTTCACTCAAGGTGTTATCAGAGGGAAAAGCCTAAGGCAAGCCTATAGAGATGCATACGCCAATGACACTGGATCAGATGCATCTATCAGTGCATCAGCCAACAAGCTGATGAACGATCCAAGGATCAAACACGCTCTAAAGGATGCATGGGCTGAAACCATAGAGCACCTGAGTGAGGATGTGTCAGCGTCAAAGAGGTATGTGTTGAAGGGACTGCTTGCACTGAGCAAGGACGCTCAAACAGAGTCATCAAGACTGAGAGCCTTAGAGTTGATGGGCAAGGCCTGTGGCCTGTTTACACCGACAGAGGTAGCAGACAAAGCAGTGATCACCGCAGACCAATTGAAGAGAGAACTGTCAGGTCATATGAAGCTGATGGAGCAAGGCAAGGCATCAGTGCTAGACGTAGAGGCTAAGAGCATGACCCGTTTAAACAGTGC